TATTTGAGCTATAAACTACTTTGTAGCTCATATGAACCCCTAACAGGTATAATATTGCCCATTATAACTGTTTGTATATGCTAAAGGGTATAATGTTACCACTTACTTCCTGAAAAAGTTATATGTTTTTCGGGAAAAATCATTTATTTTGCACACAATCAACATCAATGATTCTATGTTGATAACTTGATTTTTGCACTTTAACCCCTTCAATGTTATCGTGCAAATCTTATGTTACTGGGTAGTTTTCTGGGTAGTTGGTTGGTAGAACATTTATATGCAATATGGGAATCACATTCCTAATTTGCATAGAACTACAAACTTGTCATTATTGATGATAATTGACAAATAGGATTGTCATATTCTCTGTCTTGTGATAATTGACAAAAAGAAGGTAATTTGTAAGCTGACAGTTGACAAAAAGAGGTAATATGAATAAAGAATTACTAATAAAACAGATTCAGAAACACGAAGGATTGAGACTCAAACCTTATCGTTGTTCAGCAGGTAAACTTTCCATTGGGTATGGCAGAAACTTAGATGATGTTGGAATAAACAAATCGGAAGCCTGTATGTTACTTGCAAACGATATTCATAAATGCATAAAACAAGTTGAAGATAACATTAACTGCTTTGAACACCTAAATGATATAAGACAAAATGTAATTATAAATATGTGTTTTAATCTGGGGATTTATGGATTACTTAGATTCAGGAAATTCCTTGCTGCTTTAGATAATAGTGAGTATGATAAAGCCTCTGTTGAAATGTTAGACAGTCTGTGGAGTAAACAAGTAGGCAAAAGAGCAATAGAGCTTTCCGACCAGATAAGATTAGGCAAGTAGGTGACATTTTATAAACAATATTAGAGTAGCCATTTAACTGATACTTTTTTCCAGTTAATTAACGAATAAAGTAGATTTTTGGTAGGGACATTGATGTCCTTAACATAACATAAACCCTTTCTATGACTATGTTCTAACGTAAAAGCCCAACATTTGACACTAAACGAATAAAAGTGTCTAATCTTGGGCTTATTTTTTTGTCTTTAGTTCATAACAGCCAATCTTTGCATAGCATACAGCCGTTATGTCGCATATTTATAAAAAATTAGTGAACCAAATCAATTGTATATAAGCTATTGTAGCACCAGTCCACCCACATATTGCAGAAATGTTCCAGTTTTCTTCAATGATTCCTATCCTGATTTGTATTATTATATTGGCTATGCATATTAAAAGTATTATTATGTTATAAATACTCCACCCAGTCAACATTCCTTGTAAAGCCTTCATCTTTTTCTCCTTTGTTTTATTTTTATCATTTCATTCTGACAAACACGAAATATAACGGCTATATGCCATGCACCGCATACAGCCGTTATTCGCTATTATTTACCATAAATTCTTGCCATTTCTTTTTTACATTGTTCATCATTGTGTTTGTTATTTATTTTATCTGCTACTTTTTTAATAGATTCATAATCTGTAAAGTCTGGATAATCAATGCTAAATTTATCACAATAAAACTTCACTTTTTTAACAAACTCTGTTTTCATTTCTTCTCCTTTTTTCTAGAAAAACATACTACTTTTTCTAGAATTAACATTTCATAACCCTATAAATAACAACGTATAACAAAGTAATCCACAGTTAGAACAGCAAGAAGGGGTGCTTGGTGGCATTACTCCCACGTTATACATAATGTCTTTCTTCAAATGTTTCCATCCAATATGATAATATCTGATATGATTCCTGTTTTGATAAGTCTGGATATTCTTCTCTTAAATAACTTCCACCACCAAACATATTTGTAACTCCTGATTCCCTGAGAACATCTAAAAACATCAAATGTTTGTCTTCTAATTTTTTTGGCTTTTCCATCTTTTTCTCCTTATTTTTTTTTGTAAGAACTGTGCATAACACTGCACCCACAGAACGTGGTGTGCTTCTCGTTATTCTCCAATAACAACTTTGTTGCCATTATTCTCTGGTTCTAGTGTTTCCACTTTATTATTAAGGTGTTTATCCTTTGTTGTTTTATTTATATCTTTAAGTTTCTTTCTTAAATGTTCTTCATATTTCTTTAGCTTCTTGACATCAAGTATTGAGTACATGTCTTCATTACCTAGATTTTTCTTCATTGAATTAATAGATAAGCTAGCATTGTGTTCATAGCCAAGCTCTTTGAATAGAGTCGTTATTTCATTCCAATAATGCTCTAGTAAATCTCTATTCTTAGATGCTTCTGGGGATAATGTTTTTAGCTTAATACTTAAATTTTGAAGTTCTCCATTTGCAGAAGTAGATATTTTCAATAGATAGATTTTAAATTCTTCAGCATCTATCTCGTCATTATTAAATACAGTTACAAGAATATCTATTGTATCAATTCTAGCAGATATAATAATTAGATCTTCGTTTGTTTTTGCTTTGGCAATTGCATCTGTATAGAAATCATATTGGATAGTTTGTTTGTATCTTTCCTTTAGAATATCATCAGCCTTTGCCTGAATATCAAGCCTCATATTGTGTAATGGGTCTGTTTTATCTTTAAGAACATCTGCATTATCATCAGCCATATTAGAACGGAAGTCTAGTTCTCTTTGTGCTAATGGAGCAAGTCGTCTTGTATATTTAGAATTAGCAGGATCAATATACCAATATATCTGACTAACTGCAACCTCAGCCCATGTTTTTTCTGCATGTTTACCTTTTCCACCAATCTTTTTTAATCTTTCATCAGCCCAAGGTGCAACTCCGTCATCATCTGTTTGAGTTTCCCAATCAGAATTAACAAATAGCTTAATGCCAAATCCAAACATAGCTAGATTTTTAACTAGACAACGCCATTTAGTAGTGTTGACATCAAAGGAATTAATAGCTCCAACGTTTTTATCAATAGTACCTTGCTTTCTACCATCAACATATTTATTAACAGTATAAGAATAAGATTCAATTTTCATAGCCTTATTTGCAAAATTAAGAACTGGTAAGTCCATTGTACGAGTATATCCTTCAATTGTTACTGATGTTCTACAAAATGCCCCGATGCCATCTTTATAGAAACATGGAAATCCATCAGTATCAACATGGACTTTATAAGTAGAATCAGGATATATTTTTACTAACTCTCCCCATGCAACAGCCCACGGAATATATCCATACTCCTTACCATCAGATTTTTTTTTCTTAGTGAATGGAGTTACGTCAATATCAATTAATTTTTTCCAAATATCTTTGAATGTTTTTACTTCCATAAACCCTCCTGTTTATAGTATATTACTATGTCAATTTTTGTATTACAAATTATATTGTCAATTTATTTTACTTAAATGGTTCATTATCCATGTGAATATAATGAGTTTTATTTTTTTGCATCCGAGCTAATGGTCGTTTACCTATTCTAGTTTCTACATTATTAGCATTTTCTTTTAATGTATCTTCAAGGTTAAAGTTAGAGAAGAATACAATTTTCTTATAGTAAGTATCAAAGAATTCTAATAGATCGTATGCCATGCCTGCTTCCCATGGAGAGTAAGCAAAGATTGAAAAGTCATCCCAAAATATTATCTCTGCAGATTTGAGTTCTCTCATTATCGAATATGAAGATTCGTTGTTCTTAGTATCCATAGCATCTTTGAATCTACGGAATAGAGATCTCTCATTGAAATAATAACACGGAATATTTTTACTGGACAGATCATTTATTGTCGCTCCAATTAATAAAGTCTTTCCTGTATTGTTTGTTCCTGAAACATAAATCCACCTATCAGCATTTTCTAAACGCTTCATTGTTTTAAATGTTTTCTCTGCACCTTTTCTTATTTCAAGTTTATCAAATGTAGAGTCAGCAACTTTCGGTGGTATTTGTGACGATGCTAAAAGCTTTTGGATTTTTCTTTTTTTATCTTCCAGCTTCATGGCATTTTCTTCTTTAATTATTTTTTCATCTTTTAACCTCCTACAATTTTCACACATTCCACGATGGAATTCTATTTTACTTTCCCTTAATATTAATGACATATTAGGCATCCAGTTTGTATTTACTTCGTGGCAGATGTCACATATCCATTCATCTTTAGGCAGGGTTTCAGCAGCTTTTTTCCAAATACTCGCAGTTTCTTTAGGTAATATTTTATCCATTAAATCTCCTTAATCTCCTTCGTATTTATGTTCACCAGCTCCACGATATCCGTTTGGTTTTACTGGAATTTCATTACGGTCACGTTCACGCATTTTCTCACCGAGTTTATCAATGTCAATTGGTTTCTCTTTCATTATTCCTCCAATTTATTAAGCATTTCTCTTGCGGTTTGTGGAAGATATTTAAAGTCAAATACACTTAACCGTTCTTCAAGCGAATTAGCTTTTAATATTCTCTTCCTTTCTTTTTCAGATAACAGACTCCAATATACAGCATAGTCTATCTTATTCTTTCCATCCCACGATGCTTTAATAAGTTCAATAGCCTTATCAAAATCCTTATCATCTTTCAATGGACATTCATTACATCCTGCTTGAAAATCATTTAGTAAATAACATCCAGTTTCAGAACAAAGACGTAATATCTGTTCTCTATACGCTGTTATTATTGTGAATAGATTCTTTACTAATAGTTTATCTTCAATCATTTTAAAATCCCTCTCCTAATCGATCATTTAATTTTTTAAGTTCATTCGCAAACAGTACGCCTTTCCATCCATTAGTAATTGAGTTGTTAAATCTTGTGATATGCTCTTCTGAATTACAAGGGAATACTTTATCGAGTTTAAATAACATTAGATATTTAGCATGTTTAGTCATTGGACTTTTAAGACTACGCCTATGGTCAAGAAAATATTGCCATGTTTCTCTGTATTTTTCTGATTGTTTTGCCAAATAACTTTCAACCCATACCGCATCTTTATCTTTAACCTCTACATTTGGAATCTTAGATTTCTTAGTTATAAAAGTGTTTGTATGAGTAGAGTATTTAGATAATTCAATATTTAATAAATTCATCAATACATCAAAATTAATGGCAATATGTGTCTTTGGTGTTCCACCAAATTTGAACGTCTCAATGTCTATTATATTTAGCCCTTGTGGATTATATTTAGTCCTTGGTCCGAGTATCTTTGCAACTCTGTCATATTGACGTGATGATATACGAATTTCATTATGCCATTCTTTACGTGATTTGCATAGCCAAAATCTGCCATTCCTTTCAACTCTTAGTTTAGATTTACCATTTTCTCCTGGCATGAACCAATACATAATTTGAGATAATAATAAACCAGCAACAATATCTGCATTTTTTATTAGTTTTCCATCTTTATTGTATGATTTAAAAAGATCTGCATAAATTAGTTTTAATGTAACTGTTCTACTTGATAATTGCCATGCTATCAAGTCATTTATTGTTTTAAGTTTCAATAATACCTCCATGTTTTTTCGTATAACAGCCTATCTATGCCACGCTTCACTCGCATAGCATACTGGCAGTTAGGCAAAATCACGATAATTTGAATCTTTAGTAAATATAACTCCACATCTTAGTTGTTTTTCTCCGCTTAGTTGTTTTATGCAATATTTCAAATAAACTCTTATCATAG